CATCCCTGTTCTCGACCCACACTATATCTGGGTCTCCCATGTGTATGTTACCTGCCTTGAGGCCGATCTCGTTGTTCGGACCAAAGAGCTCTTCAATTGTCTGGTTAAACGACTCATTCGGGAGAGGAGTAACATTGGAACAAAGCGGGGTAGTCGCATGTGCGCGCACCAATTCAGTATGAAACCCAAAATAAGAAGACGTCGATTGTTGGGCTTCAGTAAGAATAGGCGCTAATAGCAAGAGACTTACTATGTTGTGTAAGAGCTTCATATCTTTATTTAGTGTTGGAGCCAACTGTCGGGTTCGAACCGACGACCTGCTCATTACAAGTGAGCCGCTCTAGCCAGCTGAGCTAAGTTGGCTATCCCCTATGATCGACTACCTTTAATCCTCTTCCCTCTCCGGTGATGGTTACATCAAACAGCTTACCTGATCGCCAAACTTTATCAATGGGATAATTGATAACTCCTTCCTTGTGATCGGCCATCATGCCATCGAGTTTAATCTGAAAGTTATCTGTAAATCGAGCTTTTCGGAGGTCTAAAATCCAATCTGTATGTCGGAAGCTAGCGTTTTGAATCGTTACACCCATACTCTGATAAGTTGTCTTTAAGGGCGTCTCAGTTAACTCTGACTCGTAGTTAGTGATTAATAGCTGATGCGCATCATTCCAACACACTCCAACAGCACAGTTATGAGTAGTAATATTATGTAAAGCAAGACTATAAATCCTATCTTTCAAGTTAAAGCCAGTAGAACCTTCTCTTGTTACAGACTTCTCTCCCCCCTTAGCTGCGTCGCTGAAGGTGTCGCGGACTGTATATGTGTCGCCTGCTAGTTGAATGCCGACAGCGTTCTCTCCAAAGCCTCTAACGATTAAATTATCGACTCTACAAGCCTGCTGAGCTCCTCGAAAGTATACTCCACTAGTCCCGGGCTTCGATTCGACATGGACCTGATGAATACCTGCACCAAAGTTTGAATAATTATCGGCCTTGCCGCGGCTGACAGGCTGGCGCCACTCCAGCATAAACTCACCGGTGAAATCATCTCCATCAATATAGAATCCATGACTACTATTTACATGCCATTTAGCGCGAACGGATCCCTCTAGTGTAACATGTGCATCTAAATATAACGTCCTACTGATAGGATAGTTATCAGTTAAAACAATGGATCCGGATCGCTGCCCGCTTCCAGACTTACCAATTCGATCTTGAGCTTTGTCGATATAGTCCACCCAATCGATTGGTGCTTCAGGATCAATTGTGTTTTCAATCCCATATCTGTCTAAGATATCTTTTGCTTTTATAAGCTCCGCCGTTGCCTCGTCCCTCGTGGGGATAATCTCCGCTTTCTTTTTCATCGTTATAGTAATTATAACAACTATCTAAGAAAAGCTACCTAGAAAAACAAACTTAAAGTAAGCCCTGCTACAGCAGTGACTGCTAAACTCCCGATAAGTGTTAATACAAATACAATAAATGGGTGCATCGGCTTTTTTGTTTTGTCCCACCGGTGGTGCTTTTTTCTTAAGTATTTGTAATAACTATCCTTTTTCACTTGTCCTTGTATGTCTTGTTACTTTGCCTTTCCAAGCTGGGTTGGACATTTCCTTTTCTGCCTTGAGCAAGGTGTCTAGCTTTGCACGTATAACATTATGTTGGCTTTTACTAGCATCACCACGCCGGCCAACTTCCTCAATATGATTAATCAGGCTCTCTTTTAAGGTATTAACCGTCCACACCCCTAACCCCGGCACATGCACTTCAGGGTTAGATGGATCAACTTTTGTGCGTTCCGTTTGCTGTATGACTCTCTCTACAGCATCATTGAAAGTCTCTTCATTATCTTCTTTTGCTTCCCACTCCTTTGCCATTTCTGGCTTATTCGCGTACATCCAACGTCTCTGCTTTTCTGATTCAAATGGCATATCTACATTTATTTAGTCTTCTTCCCGCCAAAGTATTCAACGGCGTGGCCTTCCTCTAAAAGCATTTGGTTAGCGTTTTGCTCACCGTCTTTACTAATTAGCTCACCAAGCAATCTTCCAAACTTCCCCTTCTTATCAATAGATGTCTTTATAACAAATTTGTTACCAAATGATGCTATAATGTCGATCAGTCTATCTTTAGCTGCTAAACCTCTCTTCTTCTCCTCTAAATCTCTTGTGCGACTCTCCGGTGTGTCGATGCCTTTCAATCTTACACGCTCTTTGACGTGTATATTAAACCCACAATCAATGGTAACATCAACTGTATCACCATCTACTACTCTTCTTAATTCAGCATTGTATTCGTACATATACGTTATTTAATGCTAATAGTGGAGGTCTACGCTTCTACTTTGTTGACGTTGTAGAGCATTCAGGGCCATCTTGACCCATCATTGGTCTTACCAAATACTCAGTAAAGATTTCTTTATTGAGCTTTCTGTTTCTCTCCCAGTTTGTAACACAGGAAGTAGTTGACAACGCGATTGCAAGAACAATATATTTGTACATAAAATTAACGGCGATGGTAACGACGTGCTGGGACCCAATTGCCACCATACCTCATCCAGTCCGGGCGCACATCATATCGATAATACTGAGTTGTATGATAGATGGCTGGTTGATGGCGACGTACCGGTCTCGCTTCAATATATGAAGGATAACTGACAGCACTTACTCCAAAACTAGCACTATCAAGTGTGCATGAAGAGAGTGAAACTGCTGCTAAAATTGCGAATAAAAAGGGCTTTATTATTTTCATCTTTATTATTTATTATAGTCTAGTTCGTTAAGCGATGCGGTTAAACATCTCAAGCTTTTGAAGTCGTAGGGGATTTGCAAGCTTACGAATAGCTTTTGCTTCAATCTGTCGAATTCTCTCACGAGTTACTTGGAACCTATCTCCCACTTCTTCAAGAGTACGTCTAACTCCATCAATCATTCCAAATCGCATCTCCATTACTCCAAGCTCACGCTCATTAAGTGTGGATATCGCCTCAGCAATCTTATCCTTCATCCCTATAAGAGCTTCAGTATTCACACTCCCAGCCTCTCTTTCATCTTCAATAAAATCAGCAATCGTGGTCGTACCATCTCCTACAGGCGTTTGGAGCGATATCGGATGCATTGCTACCTTAAGAATGGTCTTAACACGACTAACGGGAAGATCGATCTCATGCGCAATCTCTTCTGGTGATGGTTCACACCCACCGGCCTGAACGAGTGATCGCTGTATACGAAAGACTTTATTAATCGTGTCGATCATATGCATCGGGATCCTGATAGTTCTTCCAGTCTCTCCTACACATTTAGTAATCGATTGGCGGATCCACCAAGTAGCATAAGTCGAAAACTTATAACCTCGTTTGTACTCAAACCTTTCAACGGCTTTTATTAAGCCTAAGTTACCTTCTTGAATAAGATCAAGCAATGCAACGCCGCGTTTGGTATATTTTTTAGCGTTTGCAACCACTAACCTCAAGTTAGCTTTAACCATTTCTCCTTTAGAATGGTTAAGCTTTTTAAGAGCTTGAGTCATGTCGTCGTCACCGCGTTCAGCAATCTTATCACACCAGCTATCAATAACTGACTGCTTTAAACAAAACCGCTTGTAGAGTGTTTTCCTCTTTATGTCTGTATGATTCTCCTCTAAAGCTTCTACTAACTTATGAAGACCTTTCATAAATCTTTCCTTAGATTCACAATCAACATTGTCTTCAAATCTTACTCTTCCGTTAATAAGATCGCGACCTAATTCGCTAAAGCGAGTAAGCGTATCGTTATCCTTACAGAGAAGATTAAACGCCTTCCTCTGAGATTTTTCAATACATTTAAAAATTTCAACTTCTTGCTCTTTTGTAAGAAGCTCTGTCTGACCCATTTGTTTCATATATGCGCGGACTGGATCATTTGCGCGTTCTTTAGTTACTGGCATTATCTTATTATATTAGAGTTCCTTTTATTGTTATTAACTACCTCTTAATATAATGTCATATCAGTATAGGTTCAACTGATGATTTGTATTATTTTGCGGAGTTCCTTTTGATTAAAAGGAACTATATTCAGCGACTACGCGTGCAACGCCCCAACCCATCCCCAATGTTGCATAATTAGATAAAACTTGACCTGGTAAATTTCTTTGCTCTGAAATAAACATCCAACTCGACCCGTTATAAACTTCTGTTGTATATATAATATTACCGCCGAGAGAATCCCACCACATTACAAAATTGGGTATGCCATTGACATCTTCTAATATTGACCAGTATATATTAGCACGAGGAGGCGCTAGCGGATCAGTAGCTCCCTTAGACCTTATAAACCCTGGAGGTGGGTGTAACATAATCTCTCCGCCGCCTCCTTTAGTTTCAACAATAAACGATGAAGATAAAATATGATGGCCTACATCTTCATCACCGCCGCCGATCAGCTTCCATCCGGGTGAAAGCGGCGGAAATGATTGACCATCACTATAGTAATATCTATCATACATACCATTTGTTCTGTACAACCAAATTATATCACCGGTGTTTTGATCTCCGTGTTCAAACCCTTCTGACTGCTCAATACCAGATTGATTTAATTGAATATTAGTAGGAAAGCCTTTATTTAGAATATTCATTCCAGGTTCAACATCATAAAACATTTCTGTTTGTTTTATATAGCCACCAAATGCTATGTACCAGTCATAATCTTTCTTAGATTCTATAAAAAATCCTCCATTGCTAGGAGGCTCAAACTGAGACATATCTGTATTACCAAACCCTACACCTCTCCACCCTACAGTTATAGGGGGGAATGTTTGAAGTTTGTCATTGTAATATATTTTAACATAACCACGGTCAAAGTCTGGAAGCCAAACGATATCAGCTTCCTTTGGCTTACCTGCATTAAGGCCGGTTTCATTATTCGGACCAAACATTTCCTCAATGCTTCGATGATGAGGCTCATTAGCGTTATTTGTTACATTAACACCTATAAGCGAGAAAGAGTCCGCCTTAACCAGCTCGGAGTGGAATCCTATAGGTGCAGAAGTAGATGATTGAGCTCCTAAAAAAGATTGTAATGCTAATGTTAAGAGCCCTATGGTTAGTATGAGGGCCTTCACCTAATTATTTATTACTCAATGGGTTATTATTCCACTATATAGTGTTGTTTAGTTGGTCCGGAATAAGTCGACCCAACGACAACAGTCCAGGTTTTATTTATGATACCTATGCCAATTCTATTGAGGTGTGGTGTGTATAATTTAGGCCTGCTGTCTTCGCTTCTCCACCAGGTACTATGTACATCACGTGGGATTATAGAGCCTGCATGTAGGACCTCTCCAAATGTTCCACCATACCACTCTGCATCTCTTACACGTTGTTCGTAATCCTTGCCGTTAGATCCTTTATGTGAATAGAATTCTCTCTTTACCATATCATGAGAGTGCTCTGTACAGACTCGCGATAGAATTTCATCTAGTTTATAGCATACCAACCCAATTTTAAAACGTTTATCGTTTATAATTTGAACTGTTTGTCTAACCGCAGCCGAAGCCCACTGCTGCTTCTCGTTATATGAATGTGCTGCTGCATAGTCTTTTATTTGCTTATCAAAACTTTCAATTCTCTCTAGAGATCTCTTAAGACTTACACCTGCAGGAACTGCAGTAACCATCCTAGTAATGGGTGTCTTTTCATAATCATCTTCCCCATCACACCACGAAGCTTCTGCTCTACATTCATTAATAGCTTCACATGTTTCATATAAAGCTAAATAATCGCTACTATCTCTTATTGTTTCCCAACTCGTAGACATCTTTGGAAAAAATACATCACAGCATTCTTTAAACTCTTTTTGCATCCCTTTAAACGACCCAAACTGCTGCACCCTTCTCCAGTCTGTTTGTACCATCTCCCTACAGTTGAGAGCAGATATATACCATTGATCATAATTCTTATTAAACGTTTTAAACATGCCTGTACTCTCATCTTTAGCTAGAGGTGATCCTTTAGTTGTCTCTTCAACGTGTGATTTAAGTTCACCTAGATGGTAGTCGGCAGCTTTACTAATAAGAACTCTATACAGTCGCCGGTCGTCTGCTTTAAGCTCCCCCGCTTTAAACTTATCTCTCACAGCCTTATAACCAACCAGGCGACTCTTCTTCGTTGAAGATTTAAAGAGACCTAATAGCTTCTCTTGAACTTTAGGACTCTCCAATGGACTCTTAGGAGCTATACTAGTGAGCTTAGTTATAGGTTTTACTAGCATTAGTGAATGCGGTGGCGGTCCAGGGCGTTGAGCATTAGCGATTGAAGCTGTTAATATTAATAGTGCAGTTATGGTTTTCATAAATTGGTAGGAGTGGCGGGAGTCGAACCCGCACTGGACGGATTTTAAGTCCGCTGTCTCTGCCGTTGGACTACACTCCCGGTTATATTGTAATGTTTTTTGTTTAAATTTAAAGTGATGGTGCGCCTGGTAGGATTCGAACCTACGGCCAAGGGATTATGAGTCCCCTGCTCTAACCACTGAGCTACAAGCGCTAGTCTATATATCCTGTGTGAATTACTCCAACACCTTCTCCACTACTAGCAACCATAGCCCCAGTAGATAGATCAAATGCTATAAGATCATCATGATGCATAGAGTATCTTTCGATATACGATAGCGCTTGTCCTAGAGTGTTTGTTACTTCTAGTCGCTCATTAGCATGATCATTTACGATTCGAATTTCAAATCCTTCTAAAACTTTCTCTTGAACTGTTACAGTTTTAGGTAAGTTATCTTTATTTGACTTTACTACGTAGCTGACATAAAAAATAGTTAGGATGAAGCAGATAAAAATTCGAATTTCTAGTGATAAATTGGTTCGTTCCATAAGCATATTGTACTATAGTTCCTTAAACAAACAAGGCGGCGCCGCGGTACGCTCTAATGTTTACGCCTTCCTTATCATCTTCTGTTAAGACGATTTTTATTTTATGTTGCTCTTCTGAAGATTGCTCAATTATCTTTTCTTCCGGAAGGTTAGGATCGCTACTATTCCAGCTAGTTGAGGTAATGCTAAGCAACTCAATATCACAGTCCCCATGTAGTTTTTTTTGCTCTTCTAGTTTACCAATTAATTCAGAAATAACCATACTCCATTATAAGTTATTGCTTAGCTGTATCCACTCTTTAATTTGGTTATAGAAAAGAGTACCCTCCAAATCAGCTAACGGGCAACTTCCAGGTAAAATAAAGGGACCTACTTGATCCATAGACACGTTAGCTCTATCCAGTTTCCATTGTATCATTTTATCATTACCGGTAATAGTCCATTTAATATCCTTAGAACTTATCTCTAAACAGTCTTGTTTAAACATAAACAAAAAATTGTTTAAGGAATATACTCTTAATACATCAGGGTGGTTCATGGGTTAGTTATTTATGGTTAAGAAGAGTATAATATACAGTTACTTCCTCTCCCGCCTTTACAGGCTTTACTATATATGCTCTCCGCCGCCAATAGAATTTCGCTCCATTTACCCTTTCATAAACCATAAAACAATTGGGGTTATTACTATGATTAATGAACCCGCCTAAAGGAGTACGAATCCATTCCTCAATATCATGATCCAAGCTCTTACATAATACATGAGAAATGCCTATCTCCTCTCCTGCATCCCAGTCTTTTGTTGCAAATAACCCAAGACCATCAATAGAACTTTCTTTTATTGTCAGTCCTTCTGGTAAGGGCCTATAACTATTTTTATTAAATTTCATAACGGTATGGTACTCCTACCAAGAATCGAACTTGGATCTAAGCATTAGAAGTGCCTTGTTCTATCCGTTGAACTACAGGAGCGTGTTTGTATTATATTGCTTTTCATAGATTTTCAATCAGTATAATATAAATAATGTTATGAGTGAATTCGATAAAGCAGCAAACGATATCTTGAGCAGGTTAGATGAAAACTTTATTAATAGCGCAGCTGACGCTATCCAGCATACATGAGCAAAGACAATTGCACACCCAGGTCTGGGTGAAGAAGATGAAGAGTTCGCTGTTGTTGATCATAGTTTAACTAGTGATGGAGTTATTACTGAATATTATGTTAAGCATAAAGGTAAATTAGTCGCTGTTCCAGCAGATGAAGCTAAGGTCATTGTTATTAAAGAACATGCTGAAGAGGATGAACACGGAGAGAAGCCTGAGAGAGATGACGCTGAAGAGCTAGATTCTGACGAGGAAGAGAAAGATAAATAATGAGTCGTGACGAGGCCAGATGGACTCGTACAATAATAGGACTTGGTATATTATTTTTTTGCATTAGCATAATGGCTGAATTAGCCAAACATAAGGTCGAAACCAAAAAGAGCCTCGATAGAATCGAGGCTCTCCTTATGAACGTACGCTCCGACTAAAATTCTTTACTGACGATTGCGCGCCATTCGGGATAAAATACTTTTTATTTTCATTCCAACTTTCCTCTGGAAGTATTTCAATTTCCCCACCAGTCTTATGGCTATAAGATTACCATGCTGCATAAATAGCTTGAGGGGAATTCTTAAAATCTTCATGTTCCTTCTGCTGCTGCTCGTAGTAGGTCTTTATCATCTCCTCCTCTTTGATTTGATCCTCTACAAATCCTCTCATTTCTCCGAAAGTTAAACCGTGCTGGCGCGCGTACGCTTTATCAGATTCGGTAAGCTTTATTGTCATACCTTTATTATACTGAGGTTCCTTATGACTCCTCAGTTTTCTTAGAATACCAATCCATTATCTCATAATGAAAATCTTTCTCATCAATGTCGCGACCTACGGAAATATACCACGATGGTTCTGAACCTTCTCCGCGTTGATATACATCAATTCTGCTTAACGTGGTATCTAACTCAAACGTGAACTCTCCAATTTTACCGTTCATATGATTGTTTCATTAAAATCTGCTTCAACTAATTTTGTTATAAAGAGGTGGCTAATTAAATCAAGATCTTCTCCGATATCGTTTCCAATTATACCGTCAACTATAGTATATACTTGTAGTTTGAAAACATTAACATCTTTTTTATCTAAAGTGTATTGGGCTTGAATCAACACCCCATCCCCATATGGGGATGGAGGTATTAAGACTCTATGAATATTTATCCCGCCCACTGGATCTTCGGCTCCCTTAGCACTCGGAGCGCTTTAGTGGAGAGTGTATTGCCCATGAGGGACCTTACGAGCTTCTCCGGAGACTGTCTGCGTTTGTGAGTTTCGAACTCAGTGAAAGCATTTAGAGCATCCCAACGAGACTCTCCTATGTTACCTTGACCGGATTCGTAGAGCTCAACGATACCTTCTCGCTGATTAATCCTACGAGTGGACTCATCCTTTTCAACTGGGATGAGCAACTGAGTAAGCTTAGTCATCTGGTTGCGTGAAAACTTAGAGCCCTTCAAGAACTTGATAGTGTCACCGAACCCAGTGAAGTCTTTAATGTTGCGAATAATCCTACCAATCATACCCTTGACATTACTATCGAAGGTTTCAGAATGGCGAAGATTATCACCTCGACGCTTTTCAATCAAATGAAGAGCATTGTCACAAGCAATACGCTGTGTGGAAGGAGCACACTTATTGGAACTCATTCCAGTGTGATCAATAACAGTGTAGAAATAACCATCTACCTTGTCACCTTGAACATCAATCGGCTCGCCGAGTTTGGACTGTACCACAACCCTCTTACCATCTCCAGCAAAAGTGTAGCCTGTATGGTTAATACCACCTACTTCGTCACTGGCAGTGTTGAGAATGTCAAACATCTCATCCATCTGAATTGGACGATACTTTTTACCGCACGACCCGAGGTGTGCCCCGTTATCAGAGCGTTGCAAAGCAAATACTCCGTTGTGTTCGCCAGCTGGATTAACAAGCGGCGCTTTTTCTACCTCAAAGCGAGGTACTTCTTCTAGTGTTTTGATTTCTGTTAAGAATCCCATTTTTTTATTTGTTGTTTGTTCTACTCTCTTATTTTAACCTAGTTCCTTTAAGTTAAATTCTCTAAATTTTTCGTCGGCTTTCTCATAATTATCATAAATCTTAATAATCTCACTAGTTAGCTTCTCTTGCTTTCTGGCATCTCGCTCTTCGAGAGATTTATAGTAAGCAGTATAAGAAGTAAACCTCGCGATAGTAGTAAACTTAAACAGATATTCTTGAAACGCGTGTCTTAATTCATGGAGAATACTCCCAAAAACATATCTCTCATCACCCGCAGTATCTAAGTGCATTGTGAAGTGACACCGACCTTTAATGCACTCCATAGTTGACGTCTCCTTTTCCTTACTCCTCCAGACCTTACAATAAACATTGATCTTTCTCTTAAACCCCCTTTCAAAGACATCAGTACAAATCTTACTTAAGAGCATAAAATCGATTCCTGTCTCCTTTTTTATTCTTCTTGATGGGAGAAATTTAATCATCCAACTTGTTTAATAACTGGTTCATAGTAACCCTCTCTCGAGAGCTTTTCGCAAATTTTTTCCGCCACCTTATAATTATCAATGTGTTCCTTATAGAACCGGAGCAGATCGCCCTTTTTTTCTCTATATTCAACAAGATATTTTCCATAAACAAACGGTTTTATGGGTGGTCTACGTTTAGGCATTTCCTTTTCATTATAAGCTGGTTCCTTATGCATTGCAACATAAATAATAGCGTGTTAGAACAGATTATATTAGACAATAGCTCAGAAAAACAAGCAAAGCTTTTGGGTCCCGCTGAACGTGCTCATAAGAAGCCGGATATTGGCGTAGAGATTCAAAATAAATCAGCTTACTATGTTATTAGAGACTGCGCAATGATTACGCAAAAGTATCTTGTTCATCACATTTGGAGTGCATACCCTGACCCTTTTGAAACCTTAAAAGGAAAATTTACAAAAGATAATGTAACTGATTTTCTTGAGAGAGCAGAGAAAGATAATGCTGTTAAGCAGCTCAAACATACTATCATTGGTGATATTAGATCGAAGTTTGATACAACTGTTGCTACATCAACTAACTTTGATTACAGTATGGAGGAGGAAGACATCTACAAATACTACAGTGATGCAGAAGAGACAAAAGAGGAAACTATAGTAGAGCAGGAGATGACTGAAGAGGAAATGCTCTTAAAATTCTTCGAGGTAGATCCAAACAAGCTTTAAGCTTTATATTTTTCAACATAATACTTTATTGTATCCTCAATAGAGAAGTCTTGCTGACGCTTCACAGCCTCCAAGTTATGTTTGGTGGAGAGCTCATATTTAAAATCATGACCTTTTCTATCTGTAACAAACTCGATATATTCAATTCTTGCTCCTTCTCGTTCTCTTTTATATTCAGGGTATAGTAATTCAAGCTCATCAATTATATTATTAATGAGCCGAATATTTGGACATGTTTCGTTTCCTGGAATATTGTATACATGCGCTGGGACGTCATCATATAATACTTCAATAATAGCCTTAGCATGATCTTCCGCATGAATCCACTCTCTAATATTCTCCCCCGTCCCGTATACTGGTATCTTATCCCCCTTAACAATTGATCTAATAACAGTAGGTATTAATTTTTCATCCCCTTGTCGAGGACCATAGTTGTTACAACATCTTGTAATAGAAGCATCAATACCAAACGTTTCAATGTAAGATCGTACTAGAAGATCAGAACCAGCTTTAGTTGCCGAGTAAGGAGACCTAGGAGCAAGAGGACTCTCTTCTGTAAACGGAGGATCTTCCTTTCCTAAATGACCATATACTTCGTCTGTCGAAACGTGAACCATCCTAGCTTTATGTTTTCTTACTAATTCGAGTATATTAGCTGTACCTTTTAAATTGGAATCAACAAACGCTAAAGGGTTATCAATAGATCGATCAACATGAGACTCAGCAGCTAAATGAATTACATAGTCAACATCTCTTGATATAAAGTCTAAAGGATCAGCCATGTGAAGCCTCCAAGCATCACCATTAGCAATATCCATAAAATGATTCTCTACTCTCTCATCCTCTACAACATTCTCTTCGGAAGAGCCAACTCCCATTTTATCGATATTATAGATAAAGGTATCTGTAGCTGTACTCTCTACCAGCTCTTTCATTACATATGACCCAATAAAGCCACATCCTCCAGTTACAACATATGTGCTCATTTTTTAAAAATATCAGGGTTTTGCTTAATAGTCTGCTTTGTAATTTGATCTTTTAATTTGGTGGTAGACCAGCCATGCGACCGTGTAGTGTAAACAATTCTCGGAGGGAGATCATCTCCTGTAAAAGGCTTACCGATATAATCTTCTCCTAGAATACGAATATCAGGCCTCCAGAATTTTATTAAATCATACAACTCTTCCTCAGTTTGATATGTATAAACGTCATCAATATACTTAATAGACATTAATGCTTCATATCTATTGTACAGAGAGATAACTGGCTTATACTTACTCTTTCTATGAAGAGACGGATCTATTTGAAGAAAGACAATAAACCTATCGCAATGTCTTTTAGCTTCTCTAAAGCATCTAATGTACCCAGGGTGTAATAGATCAAAATTACCTGCAGTAAACCCTAAAATTTCTCTACTCATCCGTTATTATATTAGTCAGCGCTGATTGGATAGCAACTTCTTCATCCCAAATATTAAATTTGTACTCTGTCTGAAGCTTCTCTACCGACATTACACAATTAGATCTATTAGCAGCACAATTAAGATCATCAAAAGTTACCCATTCCCACTTTGGATTTTTTAAATCGTAGGCCTTCATGAGCTCTGTTATTGCGTCTGTAGCTAGTGCATTAGGGTGAACAAAATTAACTATATCTTTTTTTCTAGTGTTATACCCTTTATCTAATACATGTTCAATAAAATCTAAAAGCTGTGGGATGTAGGTTTTAGAATTAACGTTGTTAATTAAATTATTATATTTTAGAATTTTAGTGAGGTATGATCTGTCATGTAGTTTATCACAAAAAGGCATTCTTACTCTAAGAATTAACCCATAATCACTCCCTAATTCAAATGCATGCTTACTCTTAGAATACGTTGAAGATTCCGGATTAAACAATCCAAAATTTGGTTCTTCATCTTCGCTAAAAGGATGGTCGTATCCTGTATATATACAACCTGAAGAAATATGTATGTAACCTATATTATATGTCTTGCAAAGATTACTAATTCGAAGCGGGGTAAATGTGTTAAGCTCATAACACAACTCAGGTTTCTTTTCACCTTCATCAACATTAGGGCGCCCAGTAAAGCCGGAACAATTAATAATATAGTTAAAGTGATCCTTTTTTGTCCTTAGCCACCCTTCCACTTCTGTAGAGTTTGAGTAATCGAGAAACTCTCTCTTTACTATCGTTACATCGCAATTTTTATTATGTGTGAGTCTTTCGTATAAGTAGCCTCCCACATAACCGTAGCCTATAATTAATATCTTCTTTTTCATTAAATTTCTAAAGTATTAGACTCATATATCTTACTATGAGTCTTAGTACATCTTACAAAGGTAGCACACTTACTTAAATGCTTTAGTTTTGAGGCGCCGGCGTATGTGCAAGCGCTTCTCACACCTCCTAAAATATCCTGTACAATGTCCTCCATGGGACCTTTATACGGTATAGCAACTCTCCTGCCTTCAGATGTCCTATAGTCTTTTAACCCACCGCTGTGCTTTTCATTAGCCTTCTTACTACTCATACCATAGAACTCAACATACTCCTTATCAAGGATCGTAACCTTTTCACCGCCTCCTTCTGTCGACCCTGCTAACATAGATCCGAGCATTACAAAATCAGCTCCTGCTCCAAATGCTTTAGCTACGTCACCAGGTGTAGTACATCCGCCATCGGCAATAATATGACCATTGAGGCCATGAGCAGCATCAGCACATTCAGCAATGCAACTAAACTGAGGATAACCTACACCTGTTTTAATTCTAGTTGTACATACGCTCCCAGATCCAATTCCAACCTTAACTACATCTGCCCCAGCTAATAGTAGCTCTTCGACCATCTCACCTGTAACAACATTACCAGCAAATATATTTGAGTCAGGGTAGTTATCTCTGACCTTTGTTACAAAGTCTACAAACGCTTGACTATATCCATTTGCAACATCTATGCAAATATTCTTAACTGTCACATGTTTACTAATGCGCCCAAGTTTATCGAAGTCATAATCATTTCTCCCTATAGTAACAGCGACATCGAATCTATGATCGGATCTGAGTGCTTCTATTAGAGAGCCTTCATCAATATCCTTTTTATAGCAGGTAAACAGGTTTAATGATGAAAGTGTTTCACCAACTTCTAACTCTCCAACGCCGTCCATATTGGCGGCCATAATAGGTATACCTTCAAAATATGAACCACCGTGTAGAAAGTTATACGACCTACGCAGATCTACATCTCTTCTTGATGCGAGTGTAGACCTCTTTGGCCTAATAAGTACATCATCAAAGTCTAACTTAAGATCAGTTTCTATACGCATTCCTTATTTATTATAAGGTATATTTTATAAAATCAACCTGATATTTGATCTCTAATCTCCTCAATAGTAACGTCTCCGCTTTCAAACCCTTCCGAAATCTGATCTAAGAACTTTCCAGCTAATTCAGCTAATTCATAGTCGTCCGTATTTTCTAGCAAATCTTTAATGTTATACAGAACGTCCCATAAACTTTCTACCTCTTTATCAAACTTTTTAAGAACAGCAGTTCGCTTCATATCGCTATTTATTTATACTAGCTAAAATAGCTTCCACTTCTGCCTTCATATAATTTATGTGATAGGAAATAAATCTATCATCGTTTAGATAAAAGATTACACACTTCCTACACCTCTTACCAGACATTTTTTCATAGAGATAAGCATACAGAGACAGCTGCAAACCATACAAATTAAATTCACAGTTATGAAGATGGCTTACAGGGTCTTTTAAACGTTCTGAGTAGGGTGAGCTAAATCTAAATCTCTTATTTGTCTTAAAGTCGCCGATTGTAAATTCGTTTTTATGTTCATAAATTAAATCTGCAGTGCCGGCAATGGCATGCTCTTCATTGTATAGTAGATTTTCACTTAGAACGGTTTTAAATGAGTCAACCGATCGTTCTACAGCTTTATCATATGACTTGCATAACCATCCCCACTCACCTTCTACCTCACCAAAATTAATATAATCCTCGAGCACTGCATGAATGTTAGTACCTCGTGAGCATGCCCTATTTTTTTCTGCCTCCCACATTTCTAATACCAACTCCTGTGATACTCCTTCTCTATCTGCTACTCTTTTAGAGTGGCCGTGTCTATCGAAGGGCTGTTTGAATTTACCTAGTAAAGTTGTTACAGATATAAAAGGCTTATCAGTATCAATATGGGTGTAAGTATGCGTGGGTTCGTCGAATTTGATCTTCACTATTTATTATTATACGGACATTATTATAAAATCAATAATAAACATACAACTCTATAGAACTCTGTGTTTTTACACATAAATATAATAACATGGAGCCGGAAAAATCCTTAATAAAAGAGTTTCTACAAGGAGGTTGGGTCGTGCCTTTAATCGGGGCAGGAGCTATGCTAGCGCGCATGCTATCTGCTGAAAACAACTACACTTGGCTCCAGCAACTTAAAAAAATATTAACAGCTGGTATTGCAGCTGGCGTTGCGTGGTTTATATTAGAGCAAACTGAGATTTCATCACTATATAAAGCTATTACATATGGTATAATCGGTGTAATTTCACCTGAGGTGATAACAGGAATAGTAAAACTAGGAAAGAGATTCGCAGATAATCCTGAAAAGGTTCTTAAAAAATGAAGCCCAAATACCTAGTTTACATTTTAGTGGCTATTATTGTAGCATTCGTCATTAGAGGCTACACTTGCGCAGAGGAAATGCGATGCTCGTTATATGCTATCGAGCAAGGTGGTAGTAAAGCAGTCGACTTTAACGGGTTAGGTGCATCTGTTGAAGGATTTAAGAACCATTTACTTCTATCAGGTGTCTTAGCTATAGTAATTGCAATTTGTTGCAGGCTAAAAGCGCCGAAGTAACATAAATATACATATGGGCAAAAAGATTACTCAGCTTAATGTAGGCGTAATACCATATACTGGGACAGAAGAAGTTGCAATGGTTGACGAAGCTCAAACTCGTCGAGCATCGCTAAGTTCAATTACAAATTATCTCTCTTCTGCTAAATACTGCACCGGAAGTACAGTCGACCGTCCAATAGCTACACCCTTAGCTAATAATTTCTTTCAAGCAACTCAATCAACAGTAGGAGACTTAAGCGCATCAGGTAAGCTTGCTATGGGTACTAGTACTACTGTTGGTGGTACCTTGGCCTCAGTAGCAGGTGGAACTGGAAATAGCGCCGCTGGTGGGTGCGCGGCTGTTGCTGGTGGTGCAACTAATACTGCTAGTGCAAATAATGCACATATTGGCGGTGGTAAGGGAAATTCAGCTGGTGGTGTATGTTCTGTCATAGGCGGTGGATGTGGTAACACTACCGGTCTTGGTGGATATTCTACAGTTGGTGGTGGTGATGCAAATACTGCATCAGGAGCCGGAGCAAGTGTTTTAGGAGGGTGCGGTGGTACTGCTAGTGGTGCATGTGCTACAGTAGGCGGTGGGAAACTAAATACAGCCAGTGGGGTTATAGATACTGTTGGTGGTGGTTATTGGAATACAGCTAACGGTAATTGTGCTACAGTAGGCGGTGGAAAACACAACCGAGCGTCAGCAGATTTTGGAACTGTAGCTGGCGGTCTTAGTGGATGCGTTTATGAAGAATATGGATTTTCTGGAGGTGGATTTGATAACTGTGCTAGTGCTAAGTATTCAGCTGTTGTAGGTGGCGGTAAAAATACTGCTTCAGGTTTAAGTGCATTTGTTGGTGGTGGATGTGGGAACACTGCTTCCGGAAGTAACGCTTCGGCAGTGGTTGGCGGAATGGCTAATACAGCTTCTGGTCTAAGTGCATTCATTGGTGGCGGGCTAAGTAATACTGCTGCAGGAATAGGTAGCGTGATTGGTGGTGGTCACTCTAACGAAGCTAGTGGTACCAATGCTGCTGTTGGTGGTGGTGATGCAAATACTGCCGGGGGTGGAACATGTGCTGTAGTCGGTGGTGGTGCTGGAAATGCTGCAGCTGGGAACAGTGCTACTATAGCCGGGGGGTATGCTAACTCCGTCACTGGAGTTGCGGGAGCTGTTGGTGGTGGTAATACAAACCTAGCTTCCGGTGCTTGCGCTACTATAGCCGGGGGGTACAAAAACTGCGCGTGTGGAATCAGTTCAACCGTTGGTGGTGGTGATTCAAACCTAGCCAAGTGTGCAAATTCAAGTGTTTTAGGAGGTAATAGTAATTGCGCATGCGGTGATTACGCCGTAGTAGCCGGGGGGTACAAAAACGACGCAACTACAGACTTTTCTTTTGTTGGTGGTGGTTGCTGTAATAGAATCTTAACATGTGGTGATACGATTGCCGGTGGTAAGGAAAACAGATCGGCTGGTGGTTGTGCATTTATAGGAGGTGGTTTGACATTATCTGCTAACAACGTATTTGATGTTGTTGGTGGTGGATGTGGTAACCGGTCATGTTCCGATACAACATACGGCGGTTACACATTTATTGGCGGTGGTAAAGATAATACCTCGTTATGTGGTGCTGGTATAATCGTTGGTGGTAGAGGAAATCAAACTGAAGGCCCATGGGGTGTTATTGTTGGAGGTAGCACAAATTTTTCCGGAGCAAGTGCATTTGTTGGCGCTGGACACGGCAACAAAGCATGCCAAGGTGCCTTTGTTGGTGCCGGGCGCACAAACTGCGCGCTTGGAAATTGCTCTATTGTAGTTGGTGGGTGTAACAGTGTTGCACGAGGCACCTACTCGAGTATAGTAGGTGGACACACACTATCTGCCGCCGGTAATTGTTCTTTTGTAGGCGGTGGAGAAACAAACTGCGTTGTTAATAACCACAGTTCTATAACAAGTGGACAATGCAACGTTGTCTGTGACACCGGATCATGTGCTTCGATTGTTGGTGGTTCGAGGCATAAAGCGTGTGCTATAAATTCACACATTGGAGGAGGTGATACAAACATAATAGATGGAACTGGGCATTATGGAGTGATTGCTGGTGGGCAATACGGCTGCATTAAAGCTACTCATAGTGGTGTTGCCAGTGGTCTTCGTAATTATGTTTGTGCAGATTATGGATTTGTTGGTGGCGGTCATGATAATTCCATAAGCAATACTGCATTTACCGGTTCCAGTATCATTGGTACAAATATAACAGCTATGTCCGCTTGTATGATGCATACAAATAGATTATGGCTTAGCGCAGATGAATGCGGATGTGGTTTACCAGTAAGTGATCCTAAAGTTGAAGGTGTAGTTTGGCGTAGCGGAACTGACTTAAAGATCTCAACAGGGCCATAATAGGTATTGAATTTTACCAATTGTGCAATATATACAATGTATGGCTACTACCGTATTTCACATTGAAGGAGGCATTGGTAAAAACATTGCTGCGACAGCTGTTACAGCTGCATATAAAAAAGCTAATCCAAAGCGAAAACTTATTGTCGTTTCAGCTTGGCCTGAAGTGTGGGTTAAAAATAAAGACATAGCAAGATTTTATAGAATCGGTAACACTCCTTATTTTTATCAAGATGTTATTAAGGGTAAGGATGTAAAATTATTTGCGCAAGATCCATACAGACAAACTAACCACATCACAAAGAAAACGCATCTAATTGAAACATGGTGTGATATGGTTGGTGTAAAGTTTAATAATGAAGACCCTGTAATAAATTTTAATTTTAGAGAAATTGAAGAAGCTCGGACTTATATGAATGATTTTAGTGACGGTAAAAGACCGATGATGGTATTTCAACCGTTTGGAGGGCCGGGGAAGGACCACCAGCAACACCCTTACTCCTGGACTAGAGATATACATCCGGCTCAAGCACAAGAAATTGTCAATGGCTTAGCAGATAAATTTAATATTGTACATATATGTTATGAGTTTCATCCTAAGTTAGACAACTGTCACCGGTTTGAGAGAACGATTGGAAAGAAGCCATTGTTTGCAATGATTGCTCATGCTGACAAAAGGCTGTTTATTGATTCTTCTTTACAACACGCCGCTGTTCCTCTAAAGTTGCCTTCTGTTGTAGTGTGGGTTAACACACAGCCAAAGGTTTTTGGATACGATATGCATACAAATATTGTACCTAATGTCAAGCGTGATGAAGGTACAATTGATTCATACCTCTATGATTATGATTTTCAGGGGGTGATTCATCAATGCCCGTACGACAACATAGACGAGTTACACAATGTACCGGGTATAATTCAAGCTGTCTTAGATCAATAGTAAGAGCCGTATATATCTGTATCATTGACATCCATATCCATTACTTGGGTCTTAGAGTTGTCTCCAATATCATACGGATCATTTGCATTCGCGTACTGCTTCCCGTCCGACGCTTCCTGACCAAAGAGATCTGTAGACAGTATGCCACTAGCAGTGCTATCATAGATTTGCTCATTGACCGGCTCGCTAGACAATCCGCTTTCGAAAGAGTAGTTAAATCTCTTACCTCTAAGCCTATAGACATAATGTCCAAGTAGTGGGTTTAAGGTAGAAAGATCTTGATCCATTCGCTCAGTTATTTGAAACATAACTGAGCCTCTCTGATTTGGTCTATCACAACCTAGAACCTTTAAGTCGATTACATCGCCTGCTTTAGGCTCAGGTGATTGCGCAACAGCAGAATAGTCGAAGTATGCTGATGCTGTAGATTGGAATGTACTTATATGAACAAATGCTGTAAACTCGTCATCCGGATCAAATCCAAACTTAGATAAATTTACCGCATCGTCGGATAGCTCGACATACATTTGCATTCCGGAAAGAGGACCATGAAACTGTTTCCTATCAGTGGTATTGCCGAAATCTTCACCATACAGAAGATCAGCTGCTGAAAGATTAAAGGTGTTTATGTAATATTCTACAGGAATACCAAAATTATTAATTAGGTCGTTATAAGCCTGATCAAAGACTAATTGTTCCGCTTGTAGGTTATTTGGATTAACTAATTGCCCACAGGTTGGAATAGCTGTTGCAGCTAAAACATCTGCTGGGAGACAGTTTAGTCGATTATTACTACATGGAGGTGAATCCGGCATCTTACTTCTTTCTTAACATTCCACATGGGGTTCCTTCATTATCCTCAAACATTTCTACTTCAACACCAGAGTTACCGAGGCCGTTTGTTACTCCGGGTTTGTAATCTACATCATACTCAGCTAGTGTATTTAACAGAGGCTGTCCCATTAATTTTATTTGATGAGCGGATCCGTTTACTAAGTTACTTACATGCGGGCATTTGTGATTATGCTTTTTAGGTAACGTATTTAAATGCTTTTTTGTTAGGCCTACTCTGTTAGGATCTTTACCATTACGCATTTTAGGGTTCATGATAGGGTCACCCTGGTAGTATTCGAAAAATGTCTTAAAGTTTTCCGTATAAATGCTATCATAAGATGCAGAAATTATATCTATTAAATCACCAATAGCTTCTGTGTTTCGAAGTACCTTAAAAGCTAAATTCTCGATACTAAATTCGCCTTCACGTGCTAGTCCACGTTTACGCATTTTAGATATTTTCTCTTTTAACCGGTTCGCCTTTTCATGTAACTCTTTAGCGTCCGGTCCTTTGGCTGTTGAGATTTTTTCCTTTAATATTTGGATGTCGGTTTCAATCGCCCTAGCTTTTTTAAATACGTCATTAATGTCAATTGAAGGCGGGTCATACGATGGTTCAGTAATCCATTTATCATCTTTTAGCGAATAGAGACCGGAAGCTACATGCGGCTCATCTTTGTCTTGCATGTACATTTCAACATCATGCCCTCTAAGGTTTACGTTATGTCTAAGATTCCACACAAAGCGAGGCCCGTCTAATGCCTTCTTTACCAATTTTTCATCTTCATTAATATCCTTAAAGTCAATCAGTACATGAACATCTAAGTCAGAATATTCATTGTAATTGTAATTGCTGTTACTACCAGTAAGAGTAATATCATATATTTCCACCCCTTGCAGATCTAAATTATCGATAAAATCATCGGTTATAGACAAAAGCTTTTCTCTTATATCTGGGTCAAATTTTTTATCCTCAGACCAAAATTTTTGATTTAAAGTTTCGTTGTAGAACCTCACACCTATATTTATTAAAAAAGCCCGAAGAGGTGTACTCAACGGGCTTTTTATTATTGTTTAATTTTTGAGCGGCTTATTCGAAAGCGTTTTTACCGACTTTAAGGTTACCAACTTTGTTCTGCTTACCGTAGTTAATTTCTTTCGAAAGAGTCGATCCAGCATCAACGCCGTATCCACCACCATCTTTCTGTGCAGCAGCACCCTGGGTCTTTAAGTTACTAACCTTGTTATTTTTACCGTAGTTAATTTCTCCCTTAAGAGTCGATCCAGCATCAATGCCGTATCCACCACCATCTTTCATAGCGGCCTCTTCATCCTCTTCAAACTGTGTATCAGTGACTTCTGCAACATCAACATCGATGTCAACCTCAGTCTCTTGTTGTGCTAAAGCTGTTTGTAAGATATCAGCGAGTGTTTGTGCTAGTTCACCGGGAATGGTTACTGCGATTTCCTCTGGAACCTCATCTACAACCTCCTCAACGTCGGTTTCAATTCCGAGGGCTTCAAGCTCAGTAACATCTTCAGCATTTTCACCAAAGCTCTCACTGACCATTACCTTATTATAAAGTTTATCAAATACAGAAGTCTTGCTCATAAAATTATTTAGGCCCTCGCGTGCAATTTTCTCGTGTTCTGCTAAAATTTCTTCATCTTCTTCATCTTCTTCAGCTTCTTCACCCTTTTTACCTTTTTTTGCTTTTTTTTCATTATCCTCATCCTCATTATCCTCATCCTCATCATGATCTTCTTCATCTTCTTCTGGCGGTCCCACATTACCAGAATATGGCACTTGATCAAATTCAGGACCAGTTGGGTCAGGCTGTTGGTTATTAATACCTGGATCGTTGCCATCACCGTAGGTCAACCCACCAATATTATAAATGTTATCTTTTTTATCCTTATCAGATAGCTTAGTAATGTCGACAAGCGGTGGTCTCCAGCCGCCATCTTCTTGTGGTCCTCCTGTTTCTAGAGGAGCTTCACCAACAGCGCCGGCCGGGACTTCTTCATTAATTACAACTTTATTGAGCACATCTCCGTATGCTTTACCTAGTGACATCAAGTCTTTCTTTTTTGACATGTAATTATTTATGCTAAGCATTAAATATTTCTGTGGCTAGACAAGATAATATGTTCTATATGGGTAATAAAAACTTACCCAATGTTAATTGGAAAGGTGAATACACTAAGCAACAAGTAAGAGACCTTAAAAAAGCTAGTGCAAACATACTCTACTTTGCTGAAAATTTCTTTCATATTGTTAACCTTGATAGAGGTAAAGAAAAAATATCTTTATACAAACCCCAAAAAAGAACTCTTAGAAAGATGAGAGATAATAGGTTTTTTGTTCTATTAGCTTCTAGGCAGATTGGTAAGTCGACTATGATGACCATATACATATTATGGCAAGCGTGTTTTAATAGCGATCAGCGCATCCTGTTAGTAGCGAACAAAGAAGCTACCTCTATTGAAATCTTCCAAAGGGTGAGAATGGCATATGAAGAGCTACCAAACTGGCTTAAGCCGCCTGTTAAAGAATATGCTAAGACATCAATGACATTAGAAAATGGAAGTAGGATAGGTATTACAACCACAACCGGTACAGCTGCTCGTGGTCAATCTGTGAACTGTCTTGTTATTGATGAGATGGCCTTTATTGAGCCTCACTTGGTAGAAGAATTCTGGAAATCCGTTTTCCCTATTATTACTTCCTCGAAAAACTCTAAGGTATTTGTATGCTCTACAGCTAATGGTACTGATAATCTTTTTTATAAATTATACACCGGAGCAATAGAAAATGAAAACGGCTGGGCCTATGACAAAATTAAGTGGGATGAGATCCCCGGTAGAGATAAGCAATGGGCTAAAGCTACTAGAACCGCTCTTGGGTCTGCAGATGCCTGGTTACAAGAATTTGAATGTGAGTTTATTCACTCAGGTGAATCTACATTAGATGACGAACTGTTTGAAGAGATGATGGGTAAGGTTTCTAAACCAAAAATTATTCTCGACGATGGTCATTATAAACTATGGGAAGAGCCGGATGAGTCTAGACTATATGTAGCCGGGGTAGATATCTCTGAAGGTGTGGGTATAGATGCATCTGTTATTCAGATATTAGACATTACCGATATAAAAGATATTAAGCAGGTAGCTGTTTATAGAAACAATAAAATACCCCCGTTGGAGTTTACTAATAGATTATATAAGATTTTGCGTAACTGGGGGTCTCCCCTGGCTCTCATAGAGAGAAACAATTGTGGCGCACAGGTCGTGGATAGGCTAGCAGTTGACATGGGGTATGAAAAAATCGTTTCATATGGTAACGCTAACGCTCATCGTCGTAATGTAATGAGAGGGATGATAGCTCATACTAATACCAAATATAAAGGCGTTCTTAATATGCGCTACTTTATGAACGAAGTAAGAGTTGTTAATATTAACGAAGAGGAGACAGTCATGGAGCTTAGAAACTTTGTAAGGTATCCAAACGGTACATGGAAGGCTCGAGCTGGGTTTCATGATGATAGAGTGATGGCAATGTTATACAGTCTCTTTATATTAGAGAAAGAAATAACAGAACGCTTCTTTGAGATAGTAGAAGTTGATGATATGGGTAAGCCTTCTATTATAGAGCCTATGGATTTCGGCGTTCAGTATTTTGAAGAACCAACATCCATATACCTAGACAGTGAAATAGTTGGTGATCATACTCATGAACTGAATGCTCTAGTTTGGGGCATGGGTGAAGATCAAACTGCTGATATAGATGAACTAGAAGCATTTGGATATCAACTTATTGGCGAAAAACCACCGGAGGATTGGACAGGGCAACCGGTAGATTACCGTCGCCACTAATAAATATATTATATGGCATACAACACCATGCAGCAGTCGGTGCTCAATAAATCAAGAGCTGATAAGTTCTTGCTTGTTTTTGATATACCGCCTATATTAAAAGAGTTTGATAAAAAATTTAAACAGAGCAATACTACAATTGTTAGTGACTCAGTTCAATTTTCTATTTTTGGGACCGCGGTCCCTGAAATAACCGTACCAGCAGTAGAAAATAGATATGCAGGTAATACTCTTTATGTATCTTCTCATAGTAAAAACTCGTACCCACCAGTAAGTGTTAAATTTAATGTTGACAATGAATATAAAAACTACTGGGTAATTTATCAATGGCTTAACCTACTCCATGATCAATATGATGGAAGGTATAATGCTCGGGAGATAAATTCGAACGATCCGGATGAAAATTTTAAAGATTACCAAACAAATTTAACTATTTTTGGTAAGGATGAATTTAATAATAGTAGGATAAAGTTCACTTATACAAAAGCATTTCCCACTACTATTGACACAATAGATTATAATTATCAAAATCCGGATGAAATTTCTTCTGGCTTTACCTTTGTCTATTCACAATTACACACTGAAGTTATGGATTTTTGAATATATTTGTATGAAAATGGATAAATAATTTTATGGCACAGCGTACGATTAACTCTCCCGGAGTAGAAATTAGAGAATCCGATCTTTCACTTACAGCCCCCCTAAACGTTGGAACAAACGTTTATGCTACTGGCTTTGCTCAACAAGGGCCCCTTGATGAAGTTCTTAAGATTACAACTAAACAAGAATTGAATCAAATTTTTGGAGTTCCCACGAACTCATCTGAAAGATACTTCTATTATACTCTTTCCGAACTATTAAATTCACCAGCAAATGTATATGCTTCTAGATTACCATATGGTCATGGTTCGGGTGATGGATTTGGTTCTAAATACTCAGCATTAGTTTACCCAGTACGAAATGTTACTGGTGATGCTGAGTTAGGACAATTAAGTGCTTATCAACTAAACTTTAATTTTGCTGGAACGGCTGCAGGGAACCAAGTTCCGACTGATTCTGTAAACGCTCTCTCTGGCATTGAAATTGGAATTCAATCAGGTAGCGGTGTATTAAGCTCCATTGTCTTTGGTGTAAGTGCACCGGCTGGTTCACTTCCTGCTGGCACAATTTTTTACAGTGGATCTTCTACTAACATTAACAGCGGTGGTACTACTAACGTCATAACGCTTTGCACAGCGCGGGCTGGTGGTAACACATTAGCAACCATCCTTACTGCTATCTCCGGCGCTATTAATACTGCAAAGGGCTCCGGTGAAACATATAACTTTACAAACTCGGGCATTGGACTTAGTATGAAAATAGCGCTTAGCGGCTCAGTTGCTGCTCAAACATACGGCACTATTTCAGATTCAGTAGTTGAGCCATGGACGGATACAAGTGATACATTTAGTATATCGGCAAGATCGAACCAACAGATTTCAACTGACTTAGATACAGTTTCAGCAGTGTATGTGTTAGGTGAACCGACACATTTAGAACTTACTGAAGCACAATACCTTAGCGGTTTAAATGGTACAGCTTTCACATGGTCAAAGACAGCCGGTAATAAAGATTCATTCTCTACTATCGCTGACGCAGGTGCCGCTGGTGCAGTTATCTTAAACAAGTCGACTTCAACTGTTAATAACCAATTTGAAGGTTATTATGTTGGGCTTGCAGATAATACAAATACTACACCGGGTAGTAACTTTAATAATATTTTAACAACAAAGACAATTACAGCATCTGCTGCAGCTACTACATCGTTTACTATTATACCTCCTGGTACACAAGTGTTTAAACTGTCATCTAATTACCAAACTGGTCCAGATGGTACAATCTCTGAAGTAATAGAAAACTTTACAGAGTTTGAGATTGATGGTAGAGATGATGATGACATCTTAAGCTTAGGTGTATTTAAGTTACGTAAATCAATTTACGCAAATGAGGCATTTAAGTTAGATTACGTCTTAGAAGACGGAATTGCTGGATCTATTAACTACTATAGAACAAAGCTCAATCCTAACGGTGGGCAAGATCAACCGTTCTTCGTAGAATCACGAGATGATTCGTCACGAAATGTTGTTGTAAAAGTTAACGATTATGTTTCTAACAGACTTAGAGGTACAAATGCTCTAGATGCTAATGGCGATGTAAATAAGCGGGTTAGAGTATATACTACACAATTAGCTACAGAAACTACCGCTGCTGGAGTAGCAAGAACAGGAATTGCTGCTGGATTATACACTAGCATAGATTCAGTATTAGGTAAAGCAGAAAGCCTTTACCCTCTTGGAGCTTATACTGAATCGTCACCTATTGGTAAAGAGTTAGGCGATATTCCTAATAAGTTAGAAAGAGCACTCGACGGAATCAGAAATGATGAAATTTACGACATTGACGTTGTTGTTGAGGGTGGCTTAGGTACAATCTACGCCATTGCTAGTGCAGACAATAAGACATATTATGATGAATATGCAACAACAGATAATATCACAGCAGCTGTTAACGGCTTAAGAACATCTGGTGATGTTGCTGGAACTGCTTTAACTCTTAGAAATAACTACTCTACTATCTTTAATAAGTTTGAGCAGTTTGTTTCACCGCCTTACTTAGGTGGAAGTAGAGGAGATTGCATATTCATTGCTGATCCGTTACGTCAGATCTTTGTACAAGGTTCTGATGGTAAGGTTCTTGATGATAAGAATAAGAATTTCCAAACAGATATATATTGGCCTATAAGGCACCAGTTTGAAAATGAAAATACTTCTTATGCAGCTACATATGGTAACTGGGCATTAGTTTATGATAGCTACTCAGGTCGCCAAGTTTGGGCCCCATTCTCTGGTTTCGCTGGAGCAACAATGGCAAGAACTGATGCAGCAACCTTCCCATGGTTTGCACCAGCTGGTTTCACTAGAGGTCTTGTAACATTTGCAAATGACATTGCAGTTAATCCAAATCAAAAGCAAAGAGATGAGCTTTATAAAGCTAACATTAACCCAGTAGCACAATTCCCATCACAGGGATTAGTAATATTTGGTCAAAAGACACTTTCTAAGAAATCGAGCGCATTTGATAGAATTAATGTTAGAAGGTTGTTCTTATCACTAGAGAGGCCAACTAAGAAAGCTTCTAGGTTCTTTGTATTTGAACAAAATACAGAGTTTACCAGAACTAGATTAGTTAATACACTTACTCCAATCTTTGAAAGGGCTAAAAACAATGAAGGCTTATACGACTACTTGATCGTGTGTGATGAGAGAAACAACACTGCAGCGGTTATCGATGCTAACGAGCTAGTGGTTGACATCTACATTAAACCGACAAGGACCGCAGAGTTTATCTTAGTTAACTTCTACGCTACTAGAACAGATGCTAATTTTGAAGAATTAGTCGGTGGTTAATGAATCAAACAATTAAATAATATTATGGCAACAACTATTCAGAACTTCTTTACCAGAGCTGCATCGAAGCAATTTTCTCGAGATTTTCTATTTCGAGTAAGGCAAATAGACTTAATAGGAGGTATTAGGTTTGATGGAGAGGATGACCTGGTTTATGCTAGGACAGCATCTTTACCTGGCAGAAACATTGACAACGTTAACGTTAATTACTTTGGCCAAGTATTTCAGGTGCCAGGTAGAGCGACATATGCTAATGCTGAAGGTTATTCAATTGAATTCTATCATGATGAAAATTGTGAGCTTCGAACAAAAATGGAAGCTGCTTCAAGAGCAGTGTTTAATAATGAAACATCCACCGGTGCATATGGCATGCCCGGAGAAGAATCAGTAATTAACTTAGTACAAATAGATAAAAACTTAAACGATGTTAGAAACATCGAACTAGTTGGTGCATCAATTAGAGAAATTGGTGACATTGAGTACTCTATTGCTGAAGGTACTGGTGAAGTGTTAAACTTCTCTACTACATTCGCCTACCACTTCTATAGAGACTTTAGTTAGTATATGTTTAATCGGATAGCTGATTAAATAATATTAATGGCTGGTGAAGTATACGATTTTCTTAACAACTATAGCGTTGGAGGTCCCTCAAGATACTATCTCTCTCTCCCTACTCTTTGGAAGATAGAATTTTCTAATGCTGGTTCTGTAAGAGGTCAAGTCGACCAAGCATTAGAAAAGGCTGGTGAAAGCTGGAGAGTAAAAAACACACCTGAAGAGTTTGTATCAAATGGTAATACGTTAGTCGCGCGCGAAGTCGCAGTTCCGGGCGAGACAACAGAATTTTTAGAAGCAGGTGCAGATGTAAACCTAGGAGGCTTTTTACCTGCTTATGGTGTTAATCGCCGGCAAGGATTTTTAACTAGAACGTTAGCTGTAAATATTTTTGACACAGATGATGACTTAGAACATAATTTCTTTAGACCGTGGATGATAGCGGTTGGTATTGACGGGTTAATTAATAGAGGTTTGCTTTGTCCTAATGTAATTTTAAGGCAATATAACCATAAAGGTGAAGTACGTAAAGGATATAACTTTACAGATGTATTCCCTACTAATGTTGAAGGGTATACAATTGATTACGATAATGAGTCATTTTTAGAAAAGAGTGTTACTTTTGCATTTAAAAATTACGCGCCTTTATAAACACAATTAGTGTTATAATTAATAATATGGAAATAACTTTTACGCTTCCTAACAAAAAGGAGGTTTTGGTAAATGAAATTCTATATAAAGATCTAAGAAAAATAGCCTTATATAGTGATACTTCAGTAACTGGTACAGTTAATTTTTTAGAATCATTTATTTTAACTAAAGATTTAAATGTAATTGACAAGTTGTTCACATTTTTTTTGTTAAGAGAGAAATGTATTGGTGAGGAGATTACCGTTGGGTCTAGCAAAGGTAACGTTAATGTAGATTTAAATTTATTAAGAACAAATATAGGTACATTTGATGAAATCCATGAAGTAATAGATGTCGGAGATATTCAGTGTGTTTTAGATTACCCTTCAAGATTTAACCTAGGTAGTTCTGATTTTATATTTTCACTTATTAAGAGCGTAAAAATTGATGATATGAAGATAGCTATGGCATTGTTATCTGAAGAGGAATATAGTAAAATTATCAGTAAATTGCCCGAGGCTATTTTTGAACATCTAGAGAATTTTGTACAAAAGAATAGATCTCATTTTAAAATGATAGCATTTGAAGAAAGAGAAAATCTAGAAATGGATGAAATTGAGCTAAACATGTTAGACCCGACCCTCCCATCGTTTATTGCTAGAATATTTGATTGTGTAACTGCTACTAATTATAGAGAAATGCTTTTTGTATTAAGCAGAAGAATACCCGATGTATCTTTTTTAATAAACTGTACGTATTTGGAGATTGAAGATTTTTATAAGTTGTATGCAGATGAAGTTGAAAAGCAGAACGAAAACTTGCAAAAACAAAATGCTAGCTAAATATCTGTATGAGTAAAAATGTTTCTTCTTTTATATCCAAATTAGATAAACTCAACGAGAAGACGATTGATGTTTTTGTACCTTCTTTAAAAAAGAAAGTACCTACCAAGCCTTTAAATTTAAAACAGCAAAAAGATCTTATCTCTTCTGCTTTGGATGGGCTTAGAGGTACATTAGATTTTAACAAGACGCTTAATAAGATTATTATCGACAATTCCGGTTTATCTGATTTAAAAGTTTATGATAAATTACCGTTTGTTGTAACGCTGAGAAAAAATGCTCTAGGTACAAAAGCTGGCTCTGTTGAGTTGCAGAAGGTTCTCGATAATTTAAAAAATATACCTATTAGCGTTAAAGATGAGGCTTCTATTAAAGAGGGTAACTTAAAACTGACTCTTAAAATACCTACACTGAGACAGGAAAATGTTTTGTTAAAAAAATGTGAACAGGAGATCGACAATGAGCAGGAGCTGTTAAAAGAAGGCGTAGGTAAATTATATATTTACGAGATTATTAAGTATATTGACAGTATTCAGGTGGATGACGATGTACTTAATATGGAAGATGTTCGGATTCATGAACGCGTAAAGCTTGTTGAAAGGCTTCCCCTTAGTACATATTCGAAAATTTCAGACTTTATTGAAAGTGTTAATGTGTATAATAGTAACGTTTTAACAGTAGATGAGACGGAAGTTTCTATCGATGCTGACTTTTTCGATACTTCGGCGGATGATTAAATATTTAGGTGGCAACATCTACCAGTGAAATATTAGCAATCGTATCTCAAGCACTAGAAGCAGTGCAGGGCTCAGCTTCTGACTCCGAAGCTACCGATAGTATTGGAAAGAACGTTGTTAATTCATCTTTATATGGCGTTAAAGGTAAAGTAAAACCTTCTTTAACTTCGCCAGAAAAAACACGTGTTAAGAATACAACGGACGTTATTGTTGAGAGATGGTTTAAGATAAAGTCAAAGTACGACAAAGATACAAAGCCAGAAACTGTTGTATCAAAATCACAAAGGGATGGTCAAGATGCTGCGGATATGGCTAAAAACCTCAAGGGCGAGGGCAAAAAGGCCGGTAAGGGGCTCTTAGGTTGGTTATCTAGTTTATTAGGTACTTTAGGATTTTTCGGTGGAGCAAAGAAAGGAATATTTAAAGCAATAGGTGGTTGGTTATGGAGATCTATAAAATGGATGGGTGGTAAGCTATGGGGGTTTATTAAATGGGCCCTTGGTAAAGGTTGGGATTTGTTAAAAGGAATGTTCAAAAAGGCATGGGCGGGTATAAAGGCAGTAGGCCGCGGCGCGTGGAACATGGTAAAGAGCGGCATTCGAGGTGTAGGTCGATTCTTTAGTAAATTATGGACTGGTTTTAAAGAGCTGCCTATATGGAAAAAATTTGGTGAAATGCTCACTAAAGGAAAAGAGGCTGCAAAAGCTCTATTTAACTCTGTAAAGGATAGAGTTGTTGGAGCTTTAAAAGCTGTTGGTACCTTTTTTAAGAATGCAATTTCGAAGATACCTGGTATAGGTAAACTGTTTCCAGCGCTAGCAAAGAGCTCTGTAGCCGCCGCAACTGCAGGTGCTACTGCTGCTACAAGGCCGCCTAGGCCGGCCCCTGCTCCTAGACCTCAACAAGCTGCGAAAGGGCCATGGTGGAAAAGAGCAGCTAGTTTTGTCGGTCAAAAGGCAAGTCAGGTTGGAGGCGCTATTAAAGGAGGTGCTACAGCTGTAGGAGGCGCTATTAAAGGAGGCGCTACAGCTGTAGGAGGAGCTATTAAAGGAGGCGCTACAGCTGCATGGAGTGGTGTAAAAGCAGCTGGATCATACATAGGTAAGGGGTCCGCCTGGATGAAAGACAAAGCATTAACACCGGCTAAAAATGCAATTTCAAAATACGCCGGTGGGATGGTAAAAAGAGCAGGTGGTATACTTGGTATATTAAAGAAGTTTGCTAAAATACCTGTTATAGGCCCTATTATTGAAGGGTTTTTTATGAAAGGTGACTTGCAGAAACTACAAAAAAGGTATGAAGCGGGAGAAATTACTGAAGATGAGTTAAGGCAACAAGCAGGTAAAAGAGCAGTAAAAGGGGTCACAGCAATGGCGGGTGCTGCTATTGGAGCTATAGGTGGCAGTCTTATACCTATACCGGTTGTGGGTACTTTAATAGGTGCGATAGGTGGTGATCTTTTAGGTAGATTTATTGGGGGATTAATTTCTGATCATGTACTGAAGCCAAAATGGGTACAAGATATTGGCGGGTTTGCTCTTGGTGCTTTAACAAAGAAAAAGCCGGCTTCTGAAATGCAAGACTTTATTATGCAACGTGGCACGGTAATGCCATTTAGTTCAAAGGACGAGCTTTTAGGAATGAAGGCAGGTGGTGCTATAAGTCAGTTGCTAGATGATTCATTTCTTTCTCCAGATGAAAAGTTTTCGGGTAAACTTGCTGCGCTTCAAGTATCCGCGATTGAAATTTCTAATAAGTATCTACATCAATTAGTACAGCTTACGGAGTTGCTAGTTAAAAAGCCGGCGGGAGGGGGAACTAGAGCTTTACCAATGCCACGTCAAGATAATAGCATTCCTGGTACACAAGGGAGCCCGGATGGCCCAAGTTTTGCAGATAGTAGAGTAGAGTTCTATAATTCACCTTATAGCATGCATACACCCGGATCTCTTACATAAATATTATTATGGCCGACTACGATATAGTTAGAGATTATGACTGGACTTCTGTTCCAAGAAATTCGCCTTTACGTGAAGAGGCTCCTAATGCTATTGTGGTTGCGCATCAGTTAGAAAACAACCAACTACAACAATTTATCAACGGGTATCTAAATACTGTTCAGTTAGACAGTATGTTAGCAACAAATCAAGATGCTGGAATTGCATTTTATAAAGGGTTGTACAAAGGATCGAAGACACTAGGAACATTTTTCTTTCCCTTCTTTACTGATGCATATCGTTCATTCAGCAGTGAATATGCAGATACGTTTTCCCCAATAAGTCAAAGAGGTGCAAGAATGATTGGTGCTGAAGTTCTTGAAAACTTAGCTGGTGCCGGTGAAAAAATTGTTGGTGGTGGTCTGGAATTAGCGAAAGGCATTGGTTCAATTGGTGGTGGGTTAGTAGAAAATGTTAAAAATTTAGGAGGTGAAGCATTTGGTGCTCTTAAGAGCGGCACTGCGGCAGATCTCTTTTCATCGGATAGTTTTGTTAAAGGTATCCAGAGCATGAAAACAACTATGGCTGGTGCTAAAACTATAGGTGCGCCAGGTAGCTATATTGAGACTCCAAAATTTTATCAATATGCTAACACTGACCAAGGTCTAGAGTTACAATTTGTTTTATCTAATACTTTAAACGATGACGCGCCAGCTAAAAATGCTGAGTTTATAAAAGAGTTTACTAAGATAAATAGGCCTACAAGGGAAGGGCCATTAGGCATGACCTTTCCAGCAATCTACCACATCGAGGTCCCCGGTTTAAGATATATAGAGTGGGCTTCTCTAGACAACATGAATGTTTCATTATTAGGCCAAAGAAGAAAAATTGACGGTGTTATCATTCCTGAAGCTTATACAGTTACTTTGAGCTTTACATCTTTAACAGTAGAACCAGCTAATTTTATGAAAATGGTACAAACTCCAAGTCAATCTGGAGGTCAATATCAAAGAGAGCGCGCTGTAGCTTTGGGTGAATTGAGAGAACAAGCAACAGCAGCCGGCGGTGGTGGTGGATTTTAAATATACATAATAAGATGAGTTTAACAGGTACAACAGGAAAATATCAAGACGACATAGAAGCATTAGAACCGCTTCCATTGACGCGGTATGAGAGAATATTTAGAATATACACAGAAGGTAAAAATGGTAAGCAGTTTTACTTTTATAACATTCTTAATAAGATTGAATTTCCAGATAATATAGATCCCATGTT